TACTGGGTGCTGCCATTGTAGCCATACTTGGTGCTGCCATTGTAGCCATACTGGGTTCCCCCATTGTAGCCATGTCAGGTTCTTCCATTCTTGTAGTTTTTGTTGCCGATGTTGTTCGTTTGGGTTGAGAAAAGAAGCCTCCCATTATTTATAAGGTAATTTAATTAAATATTTTTTATTTAAAATTTATTTAATTAAATTAATTTTTAACGTCTCTTACGAAGTGTTTTGATTGCTTTACCGAACGATGCCATCCGCTGTTCAAATGTTGGTATCTTGATTTTTCCCTGGGTGTAAAGGTAATAAAGCACTGCAGCTACAAGGAGTAGTAAAAGCAAAATGAGCATACCGCTGCCGCCACCTGCACCGAATTTTGAAATACTACCACTTTGTTTTGCAGAATATGTAACAGCAGGAACCTCTTTGTTCCACATATTAAATTTATCACCCGGCGTTGTAAAGGGGTCTGGGAGGTATTTATTCATAAATTTATGAAGTTCGAATGAACCATTATCGTACATAACGATATAGTCGTAGTCAAATGTCAGATTATTATCTGTAAGATACCCAGGAATCTTTTTTGCCATATTTTCATTTGTATCGTTAGCTAATGTTCCAGCTGGTGCGGTATATACCGAAGCATTAGGGTACGCGTTTCCATTAGAATCTCTTGAAACAGCATTCGTATTATTATAAATATAACCAGTTTTATAAAATGTTATTGTAGGCGGTGGCCGTGGTGCCATTGTTGTTGGTGCCATTGTTGTTGGTGCCATTGTTGTTGGTGCCATTGTTGTTGGTGCCATTGTTGTTGGTGCCATTGTAGTTGGTGCCATTGTGGTTGGTTCCATTGTGGTTGGTCCAATTGTACCCATATCAGGTGTTGACATTGTGCCCATACTAGGCGCTCCCACTGTAGGCATACTAGGTGCTCCCATTGTAGGCATTTCTGATGCTGAGGTTGTTCGTTTGGGTTGGGAAAAGAAGCCTCCCATTATTGTAATTTAATTAAATATTTTTTTATTTAAAATTTATTTAATTAAATTAAATTCAACGCCTCCTACGAAGCGATTTGATTGCTTTGCCGAACGATGCCATCCGCTGCTCAAATGTTGGTATCTTGATTTTTCCCTGGGTGTAAAGGTAATAAAGGACGGCAGCTACAAGGAGCAACAACAATAAAACAAGCATACCACCACCACTTGCACCAAACCTTGAAATACTGGCAAATGTTGAAATTTCTGGAACGGAATATGTAGAATTCCAGGTATCTGCCGTGGTTGTTACAGATGTACCTGGCGGTACATTATAAGCTCTAAAACCACCATCAGTCCATATTGTTACATGATTATACTTTTCATTTATGTTATTTTTAGATAAAATTTCCGATATTTGACTAAGTATATTGTCCTTAGTACCAAGTGAGAGAGCTCGAGCTCTTGACCTATAAACTTCTTTTCCATTTGTTACCTGGCCACTTTGAACAAATGAAATATTTGGCGTTGATGATGTTGATTCCGATGGTATGGAATATGTAGAATTCCAGGTATCTGCTGTAGTTGTTATAGATGTACCTGGTGGCACATTGTAAGCTCTAAAACCACCGTCAGTCCATATTGTTACATGATTAAATGGTTCATTTATATTATTTTTAGATAAAATAGCAGATACTTGAGCAAGTATATTGTCCTTAGTACCAAGTGAGAGAGCTCTAGGACCTGACCTATAAACTTCTTTTCCATTTGTTACCTGGCCACTTTGGACAAAGATTAATTCCGATGGGTATGTTGGTGCTGCCATTGTTGTTGGTGCCATTGTTGTTGGTGCCATTGTTGTTGGTGCCATTGTTGTTGGTGCCATTGTTGTTGGGGCCATTGTTGTTGGGGCCATTGTTGTTGCGGCCATTGTTGTTGGGACTCCACCAGCATCCATGCCAGGTGTTTCCTCAGCACCCATATCGGATGCTGCCATTGTAGGCATTTCTGTTGCAGAAGCTGTTCGTTTGGGTTGGGAAAAGAATCCTCCCATTTTTTATAAGGTAATTTAATTAAATATTTTTTTATTTAAAATTTATTTAATCAAATTAATTTTTAACGCCTCCTACGAAGGGATTTAATACTTTTACCAAATTGTGCCATCCTCTGTTCAAATGATGGTATCTTAATTTTTCCCTGAGTATAGAGGTAATAAACAACAACAGCTATAATAAGTAACAACAGTAAAATGAGGGTACTGTTACCGCCACCAGCACCAAACCTTGAAATATTAGCAAATGTGGAAATAACTCCAGGATTTTTAAATTCAATTATTTGTAAAATAGCTAAACCCGGCACTTGTTTCCAAGTTGGGTTCGACAAACTCGGCGTTGTAAATAATTTACCGTCTAGGCCCACAATAGCAAAGCTACCATCATAAAGCCGTGATACTTGTATAACAGCTACACCAGGTACGTGTTTCCAAGATGGAGTCGCCAAACTTGGTGTTGTAAATAATGAGCCGTTAGTACCGATAATAGCAAAAGTACCATCATTAAATTGCGTGACTTGTATAACAGCTACACCAGGTACTTGTTTCCAAGATGGATTTACCAAACTTGGAGTTGTAAATAAAGAAAAATTAGTGCCGACAATAGCAAATGTGCCATCCTTAAACTGTGTGACTTGTATAACAGCTACACCAGGTACTTGTTTCCAAGTTTTTGGGTCGGCCGATAAACTCGGTGTTGTAAATAATTTACCATCCAGTCCAACAACTGCAAATGTACCGTCCTTGAATTGAGTTACTTGTACGCCACCTACACCAGGTACTTGTGTCCAGGTTTTTGGGTCTGATAATAAGCTTGGAGTTGTAAATATCGCACCACGTGTAAGATTATTACCAACCACTACAAACGTTCCATCATTTAATAGTTTAACTTGTGCTACAGCTAGACCAGGTACTTGTGTCCAAGTTTGTTCTGCTGAATTTGGAGATGTAAATAATTCACCCTTAAGACCGATTATCGCAATTGTCGGTGGGAGAGGTGCTGGTGTAGGCGCTGGAGTAGTTATACTATCTATTTGTTCATTTTGGTACGGTGTAGACTCTGGATCAGTTATGCTATCTATTTGTTCATTTTGGTACGGTGTAGACTCTGGATCAGTTATGCTATCTATTTGTTCATTTCGGTACGGTGGTTCCGTGGGTGCAGGTAAAGTTTGTGTAGGTGTTGGTGCTGGTGTAATTACCGGCAAAGTTCGTGTTGGCGCTGGTAAGGTTTGTGTTGGAGCTGGCAAAGTTCGTGTTGGCGCTGGTAAGGTTTGTGTTGGAGCTGGCAAAGTTCGTGTTGGCGCTGGTAAGGTTTGTGTTGGAGCTGGCAAAGTTTGCGTGGGAGCTGGTAAGGTTTGTGCTGGGGATGGCAAAGTTTGTGTTGGGGCTGGCAAAGTTTGCGTAGGTGTTGGTAGTTTTTTTGTAGGTTTTTGTGTGGGTGCCGGCAGTGTAAGTGTAGGCGCAGGTTGAGAAAACCAACCTCCCATTTTTTATAAGATAATCTATTAAATTATTTTTAAAGAAAATTAATTTAATCAATTAGAGTTTACCCACACCTTTAACCTATTTGTCTTGTTTCATTTCAGAACTTGGTCCGAAATTTGAAATACCCCATTTATATTCCTGTTCACAGCAAGAATAAAGGATTTTGTAATTCCCTTAAAAAAAGCCTTGAAGTTTACAAAAAGGTTACTTATCAATTTGTTTTTAATAAATAAAAAATAAACAAATTACGTTTAATTTGAGTAAGCAAGACCTCCCATACCAGACATAATGCGGAGAACATTGTAGTTAACAGCAAAGATGGTAAGAGCGTTGATGTACTCGCTGCCAGTTCCGAAGAACCAGAGCTGAGCAGTGTCAATGCGGGAAAAGTTGCATGTTCCGCTGGGCTGGTGCTCCTCAGGGCGAAGAGCAAAGCTGTACACGGCAATGGAATCGGCAACACCGGTGGCACCGAATCCAGTGTGGGTGTCCCAGATTTGTTCACGGGTGAAGTACTTAAGATTGCGGGAGGTAAAGCGGTCAGTACCGTTAAGGATAATCTTGACCTGCATGTTGGAAACTCCACCAGATACGGTTGTAATGGCACTGGGTGTAGCACCACCGATAACGTCGTCACCAGATGCTGAGTTGTTAACAAGGGTACCTGGTGTACCAACCCAAACGAGCTCCTTAACGGGGTGGTTGAAGTTGAGACGGATGGTGTTGCTTACAGAGTTAACACCAGACTCCTGCTGGTACTGAAGCTGGTCAATGAGGTACTCGTGAGCATTCTGGGCGAACTGGCGACGCTCAGTTGTGTCAAGGTAGACGTAATCAGCATAAACAGTGAAGTTAGCGTTTGCGATGTTGCTTGTAACGCTTGTTGGGAAAACGTAAGCAGAAGAGAGAGCAAACTGAATGTTAAACTTAACCTCGTGGTACTGGAGAGCAATGAGGGGAATGGCAAGACCTGGGTTACGGCAGAACCAGAAACGCATGGGAATGTAAGCCTCAGTTGGTCCGGCGGAGGTGTTGGCAGCAGCACCGGCCTGGTGAGTGTAAGAGAGGCGGTGGTACTTGGTGGAGGGGTTTCCATCAGCAGTGCTGTTAACACCTGGCTCAGCACCAGCAAGACCAAGGTCACCCTGTGCACCTGTGGGGTTGCACTCGGTAAGGTCACGCCAGACAGTGAGCCAGAGACCGTAGTGACGGTCAATAAGCTGACCACCGATTTCGATTTCAAGCTGGCTGAAAAGAGCGTGGGAAACATCGGCGGCGATGCCTGTGGCGCTAAGACCAGATGGAACAAGAAGGCTGGGGTTGTACTGACACCAGAGGCTCTTGAGGAGATCGCCGTTACGGCTGATTGTTACTGTAACGCGAGCACCTGCAGCAACAGAGCCGTTGATGGTCTGCTGGATAGACTCAATGGCGAAGTTGGTGTGGCGACGGTATACAGACTTGAAGAAGGTAATCTGGGGTTGTCCGGTAAGATAGATGTCTTGCGCACCGTATGCAACAAGTTGCATTAGACCTCCGCCCATTTTTGATAATTAGGTTGTTTGTGTACTCTTTTCAGGTATTTTTATTTTTTAGAAAATTCCGAAAAAAATTAAATTAAACTTATTTCAAAATTTTAAATTAAAGGGTCTTAAATTAAATTTACTTGGTAATCATTTTGTTAAAATAACATTCCTTATGATAATCGTCGGGTAATTTTACTTTACAGTTGGAAAAATCAGTTTTAAAGCCTCGTTTTGTCCATTCCTTAAGAAATTCCTCCTGGGTTAAATTTTGCTTTGCGTAATTCATACACTTAGGAATTATCTGTAAGTTATCGGGGCGATGTTTTTCTAATTCAGGTAAGCTTGAATCAATAGCATCTACACTTGCATTCCATAAACAATTACGTTCAAGGTAAACAATCGGGAAAAAGTTAAAAATGGAATCCTTATAATTTTGGTTCTTTACTAATCCCAGAAACGTTTTCTTAGCGGATGTATGTTCTGGGTAAAAATCAGGAGATTCACGGCGCAAACTACCATATACGATAGAAGTATCAATATCACGTGAGGTTTTGCCAAAAGATTTACTGCTTAAATCAAGTTCAAAAATAGAGGGGTCCTTAATAAAATTAATATACTCATTCCAATCGTTGTATTCTGTAATATTTTTAGATGTATTACAAAACCAACAACAGGTTACCACATTATCTTTACAATAATTATTCTTACAGTTCTTTTTATCAAATGTTAAAGCATCTGGTTTATATTCATCATTTCCAAATGTGCATTCAACTTTACAATAAAAACAATTTATACCTAAAGATATTAAATGATTAAGGTCATAATCAATTTTTTTATTAGCATACTTTTGCGAACTGTATTTAATACTTAAATAAGTATGTAAATCGTTATGGCGAAGTTCTCGTTCTTTAAATGATTTAGTATCAAGTTGGCATTTTTTAGAACAATACCTATTTAACTTATCAGGGTTTTCAATTACTCCATTACATTTTTCGCAATACATATAGTCACATTCAATATCATCTAAAGCGATAGATGATTTACCAGGTTTATTTTTAACCACCTTATTTTTACCTGTTGTACCATTAAAAATCTCCCATTTAATATCAATAGCATTTCTACCTGTCATATTTCTAATAGAACGTAAATTTACTATATACTTACCAGAGTTTACATTAAAAATATTATCAGTATCACGTTCAAAATAAATATCAGTATAGTCGGGGTGGTTTTTCCAATTTTCAGTATCAAGGTTTTCCATAAAATTTTGAATTGGTGTATTACCTATAACCATCCTATTACAGTCCCTGCATTTACCTCTTTTAGTTTTATTTATATAAAAAAACTCCTCAGTATAAGGCTTGGAAATTTTACAATAAGTACAAGTTTTATTTTCAATAACTTGGTCTAAATTATCATAAACGTGTTCGCGAATATCAAAACTTATACTCTTGTATACTGGAACTATTCTATTACCATCGGCATCAAACTTATCATTTTTCTTAAATAATCTACTAATAGTAATATTAGTTATATTATGGTCGTTATAATGTTCTCTAAAAAACTCGGCTGCATGTTGATACGAATTAAAAGTATTTTGTAAGACATTATCCACAAACCAATCAATTTTTTTCATTACCTTTTTGGTTTCCATTTTTTGTTTTGGTCTGCTTTGTTAATATTATAAGTTACGTTTCTTTAAGTTATTTTCATTTACTACACAATGCGCCACATAGTGCATTTTCCATCCACAAAAAGCTACCTTTTGCATAACTTGTTTTCACTCGGGATAGATGCCACCCTTGGCATTTTACTAATTTACACCAAAAAGACACCTTTTTCATAACTTGTTTTCACTCGGAGTAGAGGCCACCCTCCGCATCTAATCTCCCCGAATACCTTTGTAGCGAGGATGCCGAGGTATTGAATCACTGGTTAATCCATTAAACGTATATGTTAATAGTGTTCCTACGGGATGTGTTGTGCGATAATTTTTCCTTATGGTATCGTTCATTCCACTAACAAAAAATTTAGAAACCCCGTTTGTACATTCGAACGAACCCAACAAACCTTGATACTTGCCTTCTCCAGGTTTGTAACCAATTATTTTACATTCTGCGTCGTCAACAAGTTTCATTTTTAACATTAGTTTAGTTCTACGTGGTATGTAAGGTATACCAGGTGCTCGTATCATAACACCTTCAGCTCCGTGGTCAACAAGTGAGTTATAAAATTTCATGAGTTCTTGTTGAGATTTTATTTGATATTGTTCTGTAAATACTAAAGGGCAAGGACCTTTCTTAATATAAAACGGAACGGGTATGGATTTCCATGCCGTTGTTCTCTGTTTTACAATTTCCTTTAAGATTTGTTTACGTTGTTCGTAAAGGTCACCTGTTATTACATCAAATACCCGGTATTGGATAGCAGCCCAACGTCTGTCAAGGTCTTGTTGCGAGGGGTCTCCCTTTTTTCTCTGCCGTTCTGGTTTTAATCGTGTTTTAAGAATACTTGTAGTTTCGCTAAATGAGTTACGTTCTAAAAACAATTCTCCATCAAGTGCTATACCAGGTGGCATACAAGCCATAAACCACCTTGGTACATATGGATATACCCTGGGCTCAGCAGATGCACCTCTACTTACAAACTTTTCTCCATCCCATATTGCTCGTTGTCCGTCATATTTTTCAGAAACCCACCAGCCAATTGGTGCATCGGGTACATTGTACTGGCGTTTAATAACGGCGTCTCTACCTGATTTAATTTCGTGTTCGGCGTAATTAAAACCAGTCATAACTTCAAGAGCAGGTACATAAAGGTCCTCTTTACGTTTTATAACTGTTGTATCGTCTGGGTAAACTGCTCGTCCATGGATTCCCAATGGATATTCTACTTTTGAGTATCCATGTTCTTGTGTTTCATTTATAAACTGTTCTATACTTAAGTTTTTGCTTGTGGCAATTTGTCGGATGCACTCCATTAAACAATTTAAGTTTACCTTTTATTTTTTTAATTGCTAAAAGACAAACCGCCCATACCTGACATAATTCGGAGAATGTTGTAGCAGGGTGCATACAAATTATAAGCAGGTAATTCTGAATAATTTTCAACAGGAACGCCGTCTATATTACCAGGTGAAGTAGTCGTGTTTCTTAGAAAAAAATTTAATTGTGCTGAATCAATCCTGCTAAAGTTGCATGTACCACTTGGCTGGTGCTCTTCGGGTCGTAGTGCAAAACTATAAGTGTAAATAAAATTGGTAGGTGTATTTGTATGGTGGTCGTAAGGTTGTACTAACCTGAAATATTCGCCTGGGCGTTCCTTAAACCGGTCTGTTCCATTTATAATCAACTTGAAGTTATACATTGGTGCGAATTGTGCAGGTGTTCCATAAGGTACTGTATCGTCACCTATCGTAAAGTCGTTATCTTGGCAATTAGTACCGTTTCTGTTGAAAACCCATACAAGTTCTTTTGTTGGATGGTTTAAATTAAGTCTGATAAGATTTTCACCAGTTAATGTCTGGACATTTCCTGATTGCGATTGTACTTGTTCTATGAGGTATTCGTGAGGGTTTTGCGCAAACTGGCGGCGTTCTGTTGTATCGAGATAATAATATGTATTGAATATCTGAAAATTGTTAAATTGAGGTATACTTCCATTTAAAGTAACTGGCTGGTACTGGTTAGCTGTTACAGCAACAATAAGATTCTCAAACTTTTCAAATGTTATTTTAAGGCGTATTTCGTGGTACTGTAAGGCAATCAAGGGTATCGCCAGCCCGGGATTTCTACAAAACCAAAACTGGAGTGGTATAAATAACCTTGAACCGGGTTCTTGTGCGACGTCGTAAGGCCTGTAGGCATTATTGTAATCGTTACTGTTATTATAAGTTTTACCTACCATTTGCGAATACCCGGCTTTTTGTGAATAATTTAGATTTAACTGGCTCCATATGTCCATCCATTGTCCATATTGTTCGTCAATTTGCTGGGCACCTATTTCTATACTGATGTACTTTACAAGATAATTGCCTACCCCTTGAATCCATCCAAATGTATCATATTGCGAGGGGTTAACGACGAATCCGCTTGGGTCAGGTAAACTTACCTGGAGCACGATATTTCCTAAAAGGTCACCGTTTCTTGCGACGACGACTGTAATATTCCCACCGAAATTGATGTTTCCATCAACAAGTTGGGGTATGGATTCCATTGCAAAATTTGTAGACCTTTGGTAAATTGCTTTAAAAAAAGTTATTTGTGGATTTGTTGTAAGATAAACGTCTTGAGACCCATATGCGGCCAGTTGTACTAAACCACCACCCATCTTTTATTTTAACTGTTATTCTTTTTGACACTTTTAAACAAATGGATATTATTGGAATTTTTACATTTTCTTACAGACCACCCCTGTTGTAGCAAACTAAATATAAAAAGTGCGCGTAAAATAATTATTAGGCTTACGGCATCCATATTAATTAAATTAAATTATTTTAAACAAATAAAAATACCGTAAACCGGTAAGAATGGAAACGTTTCTACAATTAAAAATAGGCATTGTCTTAAATTATAAAAAGGCTGAAAAGAAAAAGGATGAGCTATATTGTATAAATAAGTATCCATGGCTGGGGATAGCAGCTCAAACAGAATACTCTAAATACTGTATCAAGAAACGAGGTAAGCTTTGTGTACCTGCCGATGTAGCAATAGGGTTGTTTCTTGAAAGTTTATCAAATATTTCAGGTGGCCAGGTTAAAATAAAAGTTGACTACATAACACCCGATGAAATTAGCGTTGAGCGATTCAGGCAAAACGACATTGTTTACATAGTAATTTATGACCTGTTGGAATCATTTCACTTAAGCAAAACTGGAAATTTCGACAAGTTTAAACACGCTCTACAAACCTGTGACAATGTCTATCCTCCTTATGAATACCAGAAGTTTATCAATAACAAATGTAGTTACTACAAGTATCTTGAAAAGAAAAGGATACCTGTAGCACCAACCCACTGTATCACTCGTAAAAAATGGTTAAAGCGAGACAGCGATAAATACACATCAAGTGTACTTAGTAAGGTAAAAAGCAACAAGTGGCATTCCATAATTGCTAAACCTGTGTATGGACAAGAATCAAAAGACTTTGCTAAATTTTTAACCAACGACAATTGTAAGGATTGTGAAAACTCCATAGATAGCCAACACGGCAGACTGAAAAAATACCTTTCACGTAATATTCCCAAATACAAGTCTATTGTTATCCAGGAATATATACCTGGTTTTGACAAAAGTAATCCGGAATTTAGAACTTACTTTGTAGATGGTATTTATGCCTATACCGTTGTTACAACCGACAAAATAGTGGCAACACCTCGCCAAGAAGGCGGAAAGTACCCTGTACCAGCTTCACACTGGAGGTATATTATGAAGTTCTCTAAGAGGGTTATGGATTCTCTGCCAAAATTTGATTTACCTGGTCTTAACAGGAATCCAATTTTAACACGAATAGATATAGGGAGTGGGTTGGAGGGAGTTCCATTTACCTACTTTGTAAATGAAGTAGAATTTGTACCCAGTTTGTACATTGAGGACCAGAATTTCCCGGTTGTTGAAGAACTCGCAAAGAGTTTGATGAAAGTGGCATTTGAATACAAGTTTGCCAAGCACTTGCCAGTTAAGGTAAAGTTTTAAAGGTAAAGGTGACTTTTTTTAAAGGTAAAGTCTATTAAATTTGATTCTCGGTGTGCGGCAATAGTGACATAGTAATTTATTTTGAGTCCTTGTTTTACAAGTTTCGCATAAAGTATGGCCGCAAGGGTCTATAAACCAGTCAATTTGGTTTTCCATACAAATGGAACAAAGGACTGAAGGATGGATTGCTGAAAGTTCTTGTAATGTCTTTTTAACAAAATGGAATTCCGATTTTAAATGGTATTCTTGGTCAATTAATTTATCAAGTTCCAATTTAGAGTAGTACCAGTCTATACGTTCTTCAAGAACATCACGTAATTGCTGGTCCTGGGCAGTTAATTCACCTTGTGTGATACCATCGATTGATTGTAAACTATTTGAGATATTTACGCAAAATGTTTCAAACAGTTTCCTACGTTCCTCAACGACGATTTCGTGTTCTGTTTTTTTTAAATAAAGTTCGGCTATTTTTTGTTTTAAATCGTTTATTGTAGTTTGTGATTGAGTTAAGTTATATTTTTTAGTAAATGCAAGTTTATCGGTTTCAGTTAAATCAATGTCGTCACCTTCAGATATAACAAATAACTTTTCTCTAATTTTTCTAAATACGTTATCGTATGCTTTTTGTTCACAACCACGTTCAGATATTAATTCCTGGAGATTACGTGTAATACGGTTATCGTGTATGTTGTAATCATTGTATGGAGAATAACTACCGCTACTGCTGCCACCGCCACCGATATCCATTTCCCCTGTTAAAGTTATTGTACCTTTTTCTTTAAATGGGTAAAATTAAACTTAAATTAAACTTAAACTTAAACCTTTAATTTAATTCAAATTCCCTAAGGTCTTGAAAACAATACGGGCATTTTACAGATTCCTTAAACCACTCGTAACAACAACCGTTACACATTTTCTGTTGACAGCACCTCACTTTTTTAAAGTTCAGGTGAGATTCCATACAGATAACACAAGTATCTTCTCCTATATCGTCGGGTAAGTCTTTGACGTCTTTGTAACCGACCTTTACAGGTTCCCAAAAGGCTTCGTTTGCACCGGTTACTCCGTTTACTGCACCGTTTATGTTTTCAAGGAATGAAATTAGTGGTTCTGTCAGGTAATCGTATAGTTCATTTTCAAACCGCCTCCTTTCTGCTATAAGCTCTTCTAAAGACTCGTCGTGTTCCTGGAAATAAATGTATACTAACTCGTTTCTAGATTCCATTAAAGCTAAACGTTACAAAGCTAAACTGTACAAAGCTAAACGTTACTGTTATTATTTTTTATCTTTTCTTTAAATTTTATCGTGAAATTCTTGGGTTTTGAAACTATTTCGTTAAAATCGCTAAAATGTTTGTATATCAATTCCATTTTTTCAATGTTTCCACCAAGTGCCGAAATTATGTTGTTAATAAATCCTAATTGCCCAGGTGAAAGCGTTTTTGTCTTTACAAGGTCGTGACTAAGAAACTTCTTGACGGTTAAAATATCGAAAATATCAAGTGCGCGTTCATTGACTGGTTGGCTCTTGTTTAACAATTTTACCAGTTTGTGGTTATTTAAATAAATATTGTACCGGTTGTTTATACAAGAAGACCTTACGTTACGGTTTGGTCGGTCACTGCGGGAGTAATAACTGGGTATACAAAGTGAATGTAAACAATGAAGCTCAGGAACAAATGTCCGTAGCGACTCGTAAGTATCCGAAAAAAGGGTTTCTCCTATACTTATAGCTTCAGCGGATTTCGCAACAGCATGGATATCATCATTGTATTCTAGATAGTTTTCGTGTACAAGGTTACTCAGCATAAATCCATCGGTGTCATATAACTTAAAAATCTCGTTTACCCCGGTCTCTTCTTCGTTAAACAAGATTTCTAAAAATCTATACATTCCAATTTCTTCATCTTTGTGAAATGAATCAATAAAACTTTCGTCTATTTCGTCACTCGGTGATTTTAATACAAATTCTACTGTATTTATCAATAGCCGTTTGTCACTTCCACATCGTTTTACAATTTGCATCGCAAAGTCCGGGTCCAAAGTATTAAAACGGGTTATTATCCATTTATGGAGAACGGTATTGTTTATTTCTGGAATATAAAATACCTCGTGAAGTTTTTTCATATCGCTTAGTTTACTACCTTTTGAGTCTGCGCTCACTACAAGTATAGGTGGTAATGTAAATGGACACTCAAGGTCACCCAAAAAAAGTTTAAGTTCCCGCTTATTTTCAATTCGTGTAGCTTGATTTCTAAGCAAATGTAAATTATGGATATCAGTTGCGCTCAAAATATCACTGTTTCCATTCTGAAATTCGTCTATAAATATTAATTTACGAGTTTTTGTTTCACGTTTTAAAAAAAAATTGGTCTTACTAAATTCAGAAAAAACAAAAATATCCTTTAAAAGGTCGCGCTTTGATTTTATGGAAAGATGATTATCACTTGATTTTACACGGTAAATCTGGATATAGTTTTCGTGACAGTAACTTTCTACCAAAGTCGTTTTACCACAACCTGTAGGACCAACTAGAAGAAGTACTTTATTTGCGTTGTTGTACCAGTTATTAACGATGTAATGAGCGGTCTCCATACCTACCAATTCTTTTACAGGTATATAGTCTTTTACAGGTGATTCACATAAAGGCTGTGGCGGGTCTTTAAATGGCCTGAATGTCTCTGGGTCAGGCTCTTTCTTTTTAGAACTCATACTTTCTACTACGATTTCATTGTCAAGAGAAGGTTTAAAAGCTAATTTAACCATTCTGTTTTACTCAACCATTCGCTTTTAGTTATTAATTTTTATATTTCTTTAAATTAACAAGAAATGGAAAATCTACTAAACCGTGATAAGGTATGGAACCGTATTAAAATGTATATTTATCTTGTTGTTGCTTTATTTATTTTAGTAATTATTTTATTAACCGTTTTACTAATTACAAGTATCTTAACTCTAAATAAAATCAATGTCGGGCAGACTAAGTTGATTTAACGTTTTTAATTTAACGTTTTTGTTCAACAATTTTGTATTCGCACTTTTTATAAAAACGGTGGCGTTTGATGTATTGACCTTTAAATATACTAAACTCGTCTACGATATCAATCACCAGCGGCTCATTGGCGTTCTTTTGACGAAGGATTCTACCAACTGCCTGCTCAACATCCGATTTAGGTGTCGCCAATATCAAGGTATCTAACAATGGAACGTCAAAACCTTCGCCCGATGCCTGGTAGGTTCCTACTATAACTTGCGATTCTGTCGTAGCTTCACGGTCTTGTGTAGACATTCCGCCAAGATATACACCTGCCGTTATACCAGCTGCGACAAGTTGAGCGGCTATGTTTTCACAGTGCTCTCTACGGTCCGATAAAATCAGTGTTTTACGCCCTGCAACCAGTGATTTTACCGTATTTACAATTAATTCGTTGCGTCCTTGTTGCTTGGTAAGATTCGTAATCATCGCGGGGTTATTTACACGACCCGCTTGATTAAATTCTTCGGTGTAGTCTTTCGTGTTATTGAAAATAAATCGGATACTTGGTTTACCGGTTTCTCTCTTAATTGTAATAATCTGCGGTCCCAGAAACCAGTAAAGCACTTTAGAAAGCCCGTCCTTTCTCTCGGGTGTTGCCGACAACCCCACCATGTACTTTGTCTGAACCTTATAAAATAAACTAGAAAATGATTTGGCTGCTACATGGTGTGCTTCGTCAAAGCACTGTAGCCCGTAACTATCAAAAAACCCAGGTGCGTATTCCCTGTTGATAACGGTTTGAATCATTGCTACCGTAATGTCAACGTTTTCTGTTTCACAACGTTCCTGGCGGATTATACCAATACGAGCATCTGGTAGAAATTGTTTTATACGAGATACCCATTGTTCTAATAAAAATTCAGCATGTACTACAATAATAGTTTTAACTTTCATTAAGTCAATTAATTTTAACGCT